AGTACATCCCCTTTCCAGAATAATATATATTTTTATGGTAATAAAGTTCATGATGTAGCAAGAAGAATTATATACTGTAATGATTCAGACAAGGAGATAGGGCATACTGCATTTGTTGCTATGGAAACACCGTCTTATATTACAGTTGATAGCAATGTAGTTTACAATATAGGCCGTCTTCCGGGGGGCGGGTGTAATGATTGGGATGACTATAATAAAGACCATGGTATATATTTTCGATCAAATCACAATACGATTATCAATAATGTTTTCTACAATTGCAATGCTGGATGGCCTATACAAGTTGATGGAAGAAATGCTACTGATGATTGGAAAATTATAAACAACACCTTCTATGGTTCAAATCTGAAGGAGCCGGGGCAGATAATTCTTTGGGGGACTGCAAGTAATATAACCATTCAAAATAATATCTCACACAGTTCTGCAACTGCCTTCATTGACGGATCATGGCAAACTGAGGCTAAGACGAATGTTAATATCAAAAACAATTTAGTCTATAATGCTGGTGTTATTAATGTTTCTGGCTCTGAGTATCATCTTTCTAATAACATCACAGGGCAAGACCCGATGTTTATTGATTTGCCTAATAAAGACTTCCATATCCAATCAAGTTCCCCGGCTAGAGATAGTGGCCTAAATACAAATGCGCCAGCATATGATTTTGAGGCAAACGCTAGACCATATAATACTACGGTTGATATCGGTGCGTATGAGTCCTGTGCAGCAGGTGGCGCAACAGCATACAACATTGTATATGGCGTATCAGATACAAGAACCGATTGCTCCGATTTTTCAGGTGCAAATTCATTGACAGTTGGGGATTATCAAACATGGAAAATGATGTTTTCATTTGGTCAGTTTTTTATCTGTGTCGATAGTACGGATAGTTCAATTTCTACGTCATGCGCTAGGGATGGTTCTTGTGACGCTGATGATGCTTTCAAGATAGTCCTTTCTCCAACGAACAATTTCGGAGATGGAACAGATATTGAATTAGTCTTATCGTTTAACGGAAATAAAAAAGATTCTTCTGTTACCCTTGGGACTGCAAAAGACTTGCCGATTCAGTCAAGGGTAACAACAGCAGGAGGGCATACTTACCTTTGGGTTGCTATTCCACTTACTAATTTATATACATCAATACCTCAAGCGGGGGATGTATGGGGATTGAAGGCATGTGAGATAAATGGGAGTTCGCAGTCTTATGTTGAAAAGTGTGTAACAGAAGGCACACTGACTTTTGGTGTTCCAACCGCACCTTATGCAAGATTAGGGAATTGAGGAGACAAAAAGTATCTGAAACTTGTACAAGGGTTACTCATTTGGTGTATTAAAACCCCATTTGAGAATGAGGATATTTTAGAAGGGGAACACAAATGAAAACTCGTCAACTCATCAATACAGCAGGAATCAAAGTCATTAAGATAAGTGAGACATTTAGAGCTGAAACTTATGATGATGCTCGTCCGAATCACAAACTTAAAACTGGTGAAATTCCCACAGGCACGCTTACAATCGGTTGGGGGCATACGGGACCGGAAGCTTATATCGGAAATCGAATCTCGCCCACTGAGGCAGATGAGATTCTTGAACTTGATATGGGGAGGGCAGAGCGTACAGTTTCAACATCTGTTGAAAATGCGCTTACCTCGAATCAATTCTCCGCACTTGTGAGTTTGGTTTACAATATCGGCAGTGAGGCATTTCGGAAAAGCACACTTCTGAAACTGCTGAATGACGGAAACTATATAGGTGCGAGTGAGCAATTCAAAAGATGGGTCTATGATAGGGGTGAGAAACTCCCTGGACTCATAATTCGAAGAGAACGTGAAAAACTTTTGTTTCTTAAGTGCGAGGTGGAAGATGGAGAACAGAGTGTTTGATCCTGGAGATGACAAGACTCAGGTAATTATTGCAATCACAATCATGGTGCTTGCGATAATTTGGCAAATTCCCGCAGATGCCGCAGAAATTGTTAAGATGACGATCTCGGGATTTCTCGGGGCGGCAGTTGGGAGATCGCTGAAATGAATCTTGAGACTCTGTTGAAGTTTGCAGAGCCTGCTGATATGGTGTTGACGGGGCACAAAAACCCAGTGTCAGTTGGAGGAGTGATTCAGCTCCTGTCTGGTTCTGAGTATTCTCATGGACTGTTCTATGTGGACTCAGTGACAATCGCAGAAAGCACAATGGATTTCAAGTCCTATGAGAAGACCGGAAAACGACTTGATAATGGACCCCAGTATAATCATCTCTCGAATCTCAAGAATGTAGACTATGGTGTGCTAGTGCACTTCACTCAAGTCACCCCCTACGGCAGACAATGTATGCTTGATGAGATTGACAGGATCATTGCAAGCAAAGAGTATATGTATGATATCACAGGACTCTTCGGATCGCTCATTGCCTATCGGCTGAAACTTAAAAAGAACCCCCTCTCCACTGGCAAGTATTGTACAAATTTCACATCAGGAGTCAAGATCAAGGTCCTCGGCGATGACTATGACCCATCTCCCTATTATGCCAATAACAACACCTCTCCTGAGATGGAATATCAATGGGCGCTTAGGAGTCCTGATAAGGTTAAACTCTACTACATATGAAATTAGTCAAGCCTCGCATCCAACTTACTACTGACGAGCGCGATCAACTTGGCGAGTTTGAGCACTTCCTGCTCATTCAACCGACGTGGCTTTTTGAGCAGTTGTTGAGGCGGCATGAAAAGTTCATCAACCTCTTCACTGGCAACCAGTGGGGTAAGAACGTCAACATAGTTAAGCAGTATGTGATGAGGTGGCTTGGGATTCACCCAATAGACAAGAAGAACTTACATCCGTATGACGAGATAAGAACATATAGGTTGTGTTCCGAGACTCTCCCAACTGACAAGGATGCGACCGAGGACACCAAGAACACCATCTATCCGGTTGTCAAGAGAATGCTCCCAAGTTGGATGATTCTGGGAGATGTCAGTCAGCGTGATCCTGTGCTGACAATCAAGGACATCCAGGGTGGAGACCCGATTCAGATTGAATTCTCCTCCTATGGGCAGAGCGTCCAAAGGCAAGCAGGTAAACAGAGAGCAGCAGTCTGGATAGATGAGAACTGCTCAAGAGAATTTTACTCTGAGCAACTCCCAAGACTATTGGCAAGTAATGGAGACCTTATCACAACCATGACCCCGGCTCTTGGACAGATCACCTGGCAGTATGATGATATGTATGCGAAGGCGCATACGATCATCAGGACACCCTTAGTTGCGGAGAGGTTTAACGAGAGATTCGGAGTCGATGTCGGAACAACTCAAATCACCGAAAGCAAGGAAGACATTGTGGTATTGATGGCAGCAACAGACGACAATCCACACTACGATACGCTTGTGGCGGCAGACAATGAACGAACATTAGAACTCATCAAGCGCAAAGAACATTTGTATATTAAGAATGTTGAGGATTTCAAACCCATGACCAAGGCCGAATATATCAGAGGGACTCTTGGGCTGCTCGATCCAGAGTCCGAGGATGTCAGGCGCTTTGGGATATTTCGGAAGATCAGTGGGACCATCTTCAAAGACTATGATTCATTTATCCACTATAGGAGTTATCGCGAGACTTTCCCTGGGGGGATTCCCGCCGAGTGGCTTCATGCTCGCGGAATAGATTATCATCCTCACGTGCCGTGGCATTATGGGGCATGTGTGCTGTCACCGGAGAATGAGATGTTCATTTATGATGAGTTAGTGGTATCACCAGATAATTATGTGACGTTGGAGATCGCAGATCAACTTGCTAACAAGCAAGGTCAGCAGAATTTTTCGCTCGATCTGGTTGATCCTCTGGCAGCGGAGAAACAACCCAACACGGGAACATCTCCTCTTGAGGACCTCAATAGAATTTTTTGGCAGTTCAAGAAATCCGAAAAGTGCGCCGGAGCTTATTGGGCATCATGGGACACCAAAAGTCTCAAAGGGCGTGATGACATCAAGCAACGTCTCAAGAACTCGCTCCTGTGCGGGAAACCCTTCAACAACAACGGGCTCCCAACCCTGTGGGTACTCGACACTTGTCCAGTTGCTGACGAGTACATGAGGAAGTGGCGATGGAAGGAGTGGACCAATAGAGCGATGCTCGAAACCAACGATGAGAAGAACGAAGCTGAGCAGAAATATTCGCACATGAATATGGTATGGGAGGCGATCTTGAAACATCCTGGATTCAAAGTTGGCAGAGGACGCAGCATTGGAAATTATCCGCATAGAAATACCTATGGAAATAAGATGAGGTCGATGGAGAGAAGATGAAAAACGAGGAATGGATTCTCAAGCAAGTGGTTGATGAAGAATATCAGAAAGCTAAGTCTAATCAAGATATGCTCTATGCTGATTTTGATTCTGCCCTTGATATGCTCGATCTCATACGCACTGATAAGCAATATGAATGGCTTTCTGACATCAAGTTACCTGAGTTTCCTGCGATGCTCCTGACAGATGCCTCGAATTGGGCAAATCAGTATTTCCAGAGCCGGGACTTCGTGGAAGTGTTTCTTGAGGGTGACAAGCCCGCCGACAAGATCAGCGCAAGAGCCATCAAGAAGCTCATCAACAAAACTCTCAACAACAAGGATGTCTATTATTTTCAGAAGTATATGAGAGCCCGACTTATCAATGCACTTGCAGGATATGTGTATTTGAAGTGTTGGTGGGATTACGAGGGCGATGAGGTTGAAGACGGATACGACATGCAACCCCTCGATGTTGACATCATGGGAAACAAGTTCGAAGACCCCACAGTGCAGGATCGCGCATATGGGAAAGTTCCTCGAATGAAAAAAACCCACAAAATTGATCGTTTCAATTTTGATGTACTCAATCCAAAATCGGTCTTCACTGACAATACCTATTGTTATTCGATCCAGCAAAAACCTTGGGTCACTGTCATGTCAGAGATGAGTTACAATGATTTGAAAGGTGCTGAGAAAAAGAACGGTTATATCAATCTCAACAAGCTTAAGGACTTGATTCGTCCAAAGGCTCAAGATGAGACCGAAACTTCAAAGGGGACTTATAATGCAGACGACAGGAATCAGAAAATCCAGCCAGCTTCTCCGATGTTTGACATTCTGGAGAGATTCGGCAAGCAATGGGTTAAGGTGGTTTCTAAAAACCCACAGACAGGTTATCCACTCAAGATCGAGATAGGACTTGACGATGAAGGGCTTCCGAAAGATAGTGCAGAACTCATCGAGTGCATTACGACAGTCGCGATGCAGGGGAACTCCAAAATCTTGATAAGATTCCAGCCGACCCCTTTTATTGATGACAATGGATATCCATATAAGCCCTTGATTCGCGGACTTTGTTACGTGCATCCGACCAAGGATGTCGGCATGTCGAGTGCAAAATACGCAAGAGAACTCGACACAGCTCTGAGTGATACATTCAATATGTCTCAGGACCGTGTCAAGCTCGCAACTCTTCCGGTTCTCAAGGGGCGCAGATACTCATTGGAAGACAACTCAACTGTGTATTTTGAGCCTGAGCATGTGATTCTGCTGGATGATCCTGAGCATGATCTCACTGAATTCAAAATTAGAGAGAACATCGAAGGTGCTCTCAGCCAGATTGGAATGCTCAAATCAAGCCTCAACCAACTTGAGGCGGTCTTCCCGAGTCAGCAAGGGATGCTCCCCAATCGGCGCGAAACAGCGACTGCGGTTGCAAGTGCGAATAACAACGCCGACTCCAGAGGCAACTATAAGAGTTTGACTGTTGAGTTCACCCTCCTCAACGAACTCTACAATATGATTATCATGATGACTAATCAGTTCATGCAGCCGGAAACTGCTCTTGATGTGATGGGGGAAGATGTCTACAGTTTCGCAGCAAACGCAGACTATACCTACAGCCCTGTTTCGAGCAATATTGAACAAGAGTACAATAAGCAAACGAAGCTCAAAATCATTGACCAGTTCATTGGGCGCCTGGTGAATCTGCCAAATCCGAAGACCCCCGTTTTGCTCAACAAGTTGATGGCAATGGCATTCAACCTCTTAGGGCAGGAGTTCCAGGAAATCGAATCAGTACTCCTGGATGAGAGTGTTCCACCTCCACCAACCGGCGGAGGACAACAGATCGCAGGACTCAATGCGACTCCAACAAACAACCAAAATGGAATGCCGATGTCCGGCGCAGAGCAGAGCGTTAGGATGGAAGCGGGAGGAATGTAATGATCCCCGCAGACATCGAGAGATTCTTGCAGGCAACTGGGAAAAAGGGTGAGAGAGCACTCTCATTTCTCGGGCAGACATCAGAGTTGGTGGAAGCTCTCAACTCAAAACTCGGCAAAGCTCTCCTAAAAGATGCAGTTGATAGGCACAACGAGTTGAGCGAAAAAGTTCTCAACGACATCAATTCAACTCTCGATGATAAAATGGAACGCAAAGCTCTCTATGGGATTCTCATAAGATGGGCTTCAATTATTAACCAACACGAAGAAGCGAAAGCATTCGTGAGAAAGTCAGTTCAAAAAGGAGATGAACATGCCTGATCCCGAAGAAGTAAATGACCTCGAAGTAACTGATGAGATGCTTCATGCAGCGCTCGCAGGGGGTACACCAGTAGCAGAACCTGAGCCAGAGCCAACTGCTGCCCCAGAACCTACTCCTGAGCCAATCAAGAAAGACCCTGAGTATTCTCAGGAAGAGGGTTCTCGTCTTGGCAAGAAGATCGCTGCCCTTGAAGGAATCATCGGAGAACTTTCAGAAGGGATGAAAGCCCTCCTGGAAAGAAAGCAAGTTCCCGAGCAGAGACAGTCACTCGATACTGGTGCATCTGTCGATGACGAGATGCCCGAAATGATTGTCACTCCCGCAGACTTCGAAAAATACCTCGAAGTTAAAAAGCGCAAAGAGGATGAAAAGTTCACCAAATACTCTCAAGATTATGTCAAAGCTCTCAGACTTAACTTCGGCTCTGAGGATGACTATAATGAAGTTGTTGAGGTACTCAAGACAACTCCCGAACTCAATAAGGTCTCTAGGGGTATGGATGCAAGTAGTGACGCACAACTTAATTATATGAGAGCCTCGAAAGCTCTTCTGCTCAAGAAACTCAATGCGGGTAGGGCTCCGGTTAACCCTCTCAAGGGCGATCCAAATCCCGAACTGGCAAAGGGACTCAGTGGTAGTGATAAGCTTCCTGTTCCTGTTGCCAAGACTTACAAACTCGACCCTGCCGCTCAGGCTTATGTTGACAAAATGGCACGTCTCGGGACCCCAGTCTCTGAGGAGGAGATTGCCGAAGCAATGGAAATGAAGATGCCAACAAACATGATGAGATATTAAACTCATGTCAATTTCCAGATATTTCAAAATACGCA